GGATGGCCGGGACGGCGATCCTGGGCGTGATGGCCATGCGTCCGCCAAGCTCCACGCTTGCGCCGAACATGGTGATCTGGGTGATCTCCGGCATGGGCAGTCTGGTCTGGATGGCCATGACGCCTCCGAAGCGCAGGGGCTGCGTCCCCATGTCGGTGTCTACGGTGATGCCGTCGATCCAGCTGGAGAGCCGCTTGATGGTGGAGATCATCCGAATGAATGCCGCCAGTCCCTCCAGGGTCTCGAAGGTGCCGTCATTCATGGCGCTCACCCGGAAATGATGCGCTTCGCCGCCGTACTCATACCAATCGGTGACCTTGCCATTTCCGAAGATGGAGCGGATCACCCAGTTTACCGCCCAGGGTGTCCCCAGGTGGGCGTAAAACTCCAGCGTCCCCTTGATGAGCGTCCGCTTCGTCTCTACGGGCAGCGTCTCATCGTAGGCCGGGGTGCGAAGCTCCACGGCCAGGACGTCCAGGACGAACTCCGGGGCGTTGTCCAGCATGGCCATGGTGAGGGTCTGCGCCGTCTCAACCATGATGCGCCGCTTTTCCTCCCGGATGGCATAGCCCATGGCCATGACCTCCGGGTCATACTGGAGCGGGTTGTTCCGCAGCAGGTCGGTGATCTGGCCGTCGTATAGCTCAATCATCCTCAAGCCCCCCGTTGTCGGCGGCGCTGGCGGTGCATTTGGCCACCTGGGTCTCACCGACCACGGCAAACGTGGGGGCGGTCAGCTCCACCCGCTTGGCTCCTGCTGCCTTGATACGCTGCACCAGCTCATCCGGATTGATGTCCCGGCCAATCTCTGAGGTCTGCCAGGTGGTGTACTCCGCCACGGCCTTTTTCACGTTCTCTTGGATGGTGACGGCCTTGGCCTGGTCACTGCGGTTGATGTAATAGGTCAGGTCGATGGAAAACTCCACGGCCTCCGGCTTCTTCACCGTCACCAGGTCGGTCATGGGCCGGATGCGTTCCTCGGTGAGGTAGTCCTGCAGCTCCTGCAGCAGTTCCTCTCCCGGCATGGAGCCGTCGGTCATAAGAACATAGACGTCGACCTTCCCCGGCTCCGGGGAGACCGGAACAACCGAGCCGATACCGGCGTTGAAGGTCTTTGCCCAGTAGACGTATGCGTCCGATGGGCCTGCGGTGCTGTAGCCGGATGGGGCCAGGTAGACGCGCTCCGCGAGGCTTTCGTCACTCTCCCTGGCGGCTCCGCCCTCCGATGTGGTGACGTTGGCCACGCTCTGGATGTAGGGCAGGGGGTCTACCAGAATGTCCACCTGGCCGGGGAGGAAATTGTTCCCCTCCGTCCCCTCTGCGGTGCAGACCGCCTCCACGTCCACATATTCGTCTCCGGGAGCGATCTCCGCGTACTCCACGGTGGTAAAGTAGATTCCGTCACCGTTGGTCACGCGGATGCCTGCCGGGATGGCCAGGGCGTAGTCCTTCGTCTCCGAGGCCGTGAAGCGCACGGTAGTCCGTGCTGCCGTGGCCTCTTTCCGGCTCACGCTCCGGTTGGCGGCGAGGCCGTCCAGGAATTCGCCGTAGCTGTATTTCAGGAGGTCTTGCTTCCCAGCCCGGTCGACGTACTGCTCCGTCTGGTAGAGGTCGAGGGCCACGGCATAGAGGGCGATCCGCATGGGGTCTGCTGCCCCCAGCGTTACCTCCTTGCCGGTGATCTCCTGGTATCGCCGCTCGTAGTTGGAGACCAGGCGCTGCATCATCGCGTCGATGGTATCGTTGTCGATGAAGGAGACGTCCGGCAGCTCCGCCAGCGGCTTCAGGGTTTCGTTAAGCAAGCACGATCACCGCCTTTGCTCGAAGTTTCCCGGATGCCTCCGGGGTCAGGGTCACTTGCTCCGCCCTGGCTCGCGGCTCCCACTTGTCCACGGCCTCCATGACGGCGACCGCGTATAGGCTGCGGGCCACGTCCAGGGGCTTGTCCAGCATGGAGTTGTCCACGCCGAAGTCCCGGTACAAAGGGGAGGAGCCGACCGGAGTTGCCATGATCATCTCCACATTTCGGATGATCTCCCGCTCCGTGGCCCCGTCTCCGGCACCGTACTCGAAGCCGACCTCAATGTCTGCAACTTCCACCTGCGGTTCCTCCCCTCATAGGTATTCCTCCATGGTCACGCTGACGCTGGCTCGCAGCAGCTCGCCGCCGTTCAGGATCGTGTTCCATGCCTCGCTTGTGCTGTTGATCTTCCAGCGGTGTCGGCCCACCCTCCGGCCTCCAATGACCAGGGTGTTTACCGCCCCCCGCTCCACCAGGGTCTCCAGCCGCTCGATGTTCGCCCTGGGCCGGATGCCGAGGGTGGCGTCCAGTACCATGGTGAACGTCACCTGCTGCAGCCCTGGGCGGATGAATTCCGACTGGTTCTTTAGTCCGATGCGGCTGTGTGCCGCCCATTCGGCGCTGACGGTGCGGTTCAGGCTCTGAAGGAGCAGGGCCTCCCGCTCGCTCACCCGGAAGACGATGTCAGTCCCCCAATTTCCGATTGCCATGCTGCCCTCCTATCAATGGGGCTTAGAGGTTTCGCCGTGGACGCCGGTGTGGGTGTGCTGCGTGAGCTTGATGGCTCCGGCGGTCACCTCTGTTGCTGCGGTGACGGTGGTGGTCACCTCCACGCCGGACGGGGCGTCGACGGTGACCTTTCCGCCTGCCAGGGTGATGGTGCAGCCGCCTGCCTGAATGGTCAGGGAGGCGGTCTTTTCGTCGTACTCTGCAGCGTCCCCACCCAGGGTGCTCGTGTACTCCTGGCGGTAGAGGCCCTCCCGGCCACCGTGGGGCCGGTGTCCCTCATACCAGAAGGGGCCGAGGATGATGGCCCTGCTGGTGCCGTTGGAGAGGTGGCCCACCAGCACCTGGTCTCCGATCTTCGGTCGCCAGTGTTCCCAGGCTAGGAAGGGGATTTCCGGCGTGGTGCTGCCGTCCTTATCGTCGTAGGTCACCCGTGCGGTGCCGTCCGGGAAGTTGTAGCTGGAGATCCTGCCGATACGCAGGAGCTGCTGCTTGTCCATGGGCCTCCCACTTTCCCGCCGTTATGCGGCGCTTTCTTTTGCCACGGTCACGGTGGTGATCCGTTCCTCCACCCGGCGCATCTCCAGGGCCATTTTGTAGCCGCTGCCGATGCTGTGGGTGATCTTCTCGATGTAATACTTGCCGTCCAGCCTCTGCAGGCCTTTGATCTCCACGCAGTCGCTGGCGATCAGGCCGAGCTGGGCCTTGAGCGTGATGCTCATGGTGGTGGTGCCCTTATTGGCGGTGTTCAGCTCCGCCAGGGCGATGGTGATGGCCTCCGAGAGGTTGTCGGCGGCGGTGTTGCTGGTCTTGATGCGGTTGCCTCCGCCTGCCTCGACCGTGAAGGTCTTGTTCTGGTCTGCGTTGGTGTACTGGTACTTGATGCCGGTGTAGGTGCCCTCCAGGGTGGTGTCCCAAGACCAGCCGGGTTCAAAGTCCGCCTCCGTCAAGGTCAGCTTCGCCGCCTTTGCCTCGTAACGGGCCTCTGAAAATACCACCAGCCGGTTGTCGTAAATCTTCAGCACCAGGCCGTAGTCTGTGACCAGCTTGTTGTAAAACTCGCAGTCCGACTGGTTGGTCTGCTCGATGCGCTTGATGTTGATGGTGTCGGCTTCGTAGAACAGGGCGATACCGGCACGGCCTGCAATCTCCTGGCCGATCTCCTGCAGCGTGGCGTCCTCATAGGTGAGGGTGCGCTGGGTGGTCTTGAAGCTGCTGTCTGCGGGGAGGGCCAGCCCCTCCAGGCTGAGCCGGATGGGTGGCCCCCCGCTGAAGCTGAAATCGTCCACCTGGAAGGTGCCGCAGGCGAAGGCCTGGATCTGCCCATCGCCGTTCCAGTTCTGGGTCTGAATGACCGGCTTGAGTGTGTCCCCTTTGACGGGGAACCATGGGCCGATCCAGCGACGGCCCCGGTCGGTCAGCTCCACGCTGATGCTGTCGCTGCTCCCGCTGGCCACGTCGATGTAGCTGAAGGAGGCCAGGTCTGGGACAATGGATTCCGTGGCGTTTGCGCCGTTGTAGGTCAGGGTCACGGTTGCTTTGCGCGGTTCCATGGTTCATCGCCTCCATTCCGGGAGGCCGCTGTCCTGCTGCGTTTCCTCTGGCAGGGCCGGAGCGGCCACGTGGACGCCGCCGGGGAATATCTGATAGTCCAATAGGCGGATGTTCTCCCTGGCCTCCATGAGCGCCTGGGCAGCTTTCTCGTCCCCGTAGGCTCTGCGGGCGATGGTGTCCCAGGTGTCGCCCTGGATGGTGATGATGGTGTCCATGGCTTAGAACCTCTTTCTTGCGTTGTCCTTCATCCACTGATTCATCCGGCGCTCGAATTCCTCCTGGGAGATGTGCTCTGCGTCGGTCATGTCCTCTCTGCTGGGCGCTCCGCCCTCGAAGCAGTACTGCGGGGCGTAGGTGATGTGGTAGACCGGCCCTCCGCCCTCCGGGTCATTCGGGTCGGGGTCTCCGCCGCGTCCGAGTTCCTGCAGCTTGGCCAGCAGCTCGGAGATGGGGGTGGCGGTGGAGCCGATCTCCATGGACTCCATCCGGTCAGCCAGGGCGGATACCCTGTCGGCCATGTATCCGACGGGGCCGGAGATCATGTCCTGCATCTTGCCCCATAGCTCGGAGAGGGGAACGATGGCCTCGGTTCCGGCTTCGCCTGCCTCCAGGATGGTGGGGCTGTCCACGATGCCGCCTTTGGCCAGCCGGGGGAGGGATACCTCCGGGATTGTTGCAAGGCCCTCCCAATCGACGCCAATGAAGGAAGCGCCCCAGCCGACCACGTCGTTAAAGCCGCCGATGAAGCTGTTGATGGCCCCGATGATCCGGTTGATCATGCCCTCCACCATGCCGATCAGGCCGTTGAAGATTCCCTTCACGAAGTCGCCGATGGCCTGGAAGGCGTTATTGATGGGGGTGGTCACGTTTTCGGAGAACCAGGCTCCTGCGGCCTGCCAAATGCTGCAGATGGAGGCCCAGAGGTTTGCGAAAAATCCGCCGATGCTCTCGACGATGGGGGCGAAGAAGTTCACCAGGGGCTGAATTACGTTGAGGCTGAACCAGCCGGAGACGGTCGCCCAGATGCTCTGGATGGAAGTCCAAAGGCCGGAGAAAAATCCACCGATGATGCCGGGGATGGGGGCGAAAAAGTTCACCACGGGGTCGATGACGTTGGTCTTGAACCAGCCGGAGACTGCCGCCCAGACCGCCTGGATGATGATCCAGCAGCCCCGGAAGAAGCCGCTGATCCACTGAACGATGGGGGCGAAAAAGTTCACCACGGGGTCGATGACGTTGGTCTTGAACCAGCCGGAAACCGCCGACCAGATGCCCTGGATGGTGGCCCAGAGGTTTTTGAAAAATCCGGCGATGGCCGAGGCTGCGTTCTTCACGAAGCCGACGATGGCGCTGGCCACCGAATTGACGAAGTTGCGGAAGCCCTCGCATTTTGTGTAGAGGACTACCAGGATGGCGATCACGGCGGCGATGGCCGTCACGATCAAAACGATGGGGTTTGCCATGAGGACGGCGTTCAAGGCTCCGAAGGCCTTTGTCACCGCTCCGGTCACGGTGGCCCATCCTGCCTGGGCCAGCTGCGCCAGTGTCACCTGCCCTGTAAATAGGGCGGTCAGCGTTTCTCCAAGGGTCAGCGTCCCGTTGAATGCCGTCTGTGCGATGGTGGCCCCCTGGGCGCTGGCCTTGAAAAGCGCCAGCGTCACCTTGGCCTGCTGGAATCCCTGGATCATGCTCTGCAGGGCCTTTCCGGCTTTGAATGCTCCGTAGACCGCAGCCGCTGCGATCAGCACCTCCTTGAACTCCAAGGCGGTGAGGACGACCGAGCCGAAGGCGTCCACCAGATCCAGGACGGCGCTGATTGCCGTAGGAAGTGCCGTGTCGATGATCCAGTTAAGCGCGGGCTGCACCGCCTCGAAAGCGGCGGTCAACTGCCCGGAAAGAGCGGTGAATATCTCCTGCGCCTTAGCGCCGATGGACTCCAGCTTTGGCCGGATCATCGTGAAGATTGCCAGCGCCTTGCTCTGCACCGTCCCGATGAAGCCGGAGACCGTCCCCTCTGCGGAGGCGATCTTGTCGCTGATCCAGTCCAGTCCGCCGGATGCTGCGGCCAGCACCTTGTTCACCACAGGCAGCAGGTAGTCGCCGATTTGGATTTTCAGGGCGGCGATCCGGTTTTCGTAGAGCTGGATGTTGTTCGCTGTGGTGGCAGCTCTGGCGGCGTACTCCGCGTCCATGCTCCCGGCATAGAGCTGGGCGTCCGCCACCATCTCGAACCGCTCCCGCAGCACGTCGAGGTTGGTCAGGAGCGGGGCGATGGCCCCGACAGATTCCTGGCCGAAGTAGTTTTTCAGGGCGGCAGCCTGCTCCGCCTCCGGCAGCTTGCTGACTGCCTCCAGGAAGGTGAGGATGGCCCCCTCCGCGTCGGTCTGCATCCGCTCCGCCATCTCGGTGGCGTCCAGGCCCAGCTGCTGAAGCACGGTGGCCTGCGCTTTTGTGGCCGAAGATCCGGCCACCATGGTGGTGGCCAGCTTTCTAATGCCGGTTGCCGCCACGTCCTGCTGGACGCCGACGCCTACCATGGTGGAGCCGAGGGCGGCGATCTGGGCGGCTGAGATGCCTGCCACGTCGCCCAGCGGCCCCACCGCCGTCACGATGGTGGAAATCTCTGAAGCTGTGGATGCGCTGTTGTTCGATAGGTAGTTGATCTGGTCTGCCAGGGCCGTGACTTCCTCCTGGCCCATGCTGAAGGAGGTGCGCCACTTGGCCATCCAGTCACCCGCCTGGTCGGCGGTAGTGTCAAAGGCCACGCCCATCTTGGCGGCGGTCTCTGTAAATGCAGTAAGTTCCTCTGCGGCGATACCTGCGGTGCCTGCGGATGCGGTGATTGCCGCCAGATCCTCTGCCGCCATGGGGATGTCCTTCGACATCTGGACGATGGAGTCCGACATGGCGTAGTAGGAGTCGGTGAGGTTCCCGTTTTCATCTCGCAGGCCGTCCACGACCTTTGCGACGTCTGCCATGGCGCTCTCGAAGTCCACCGCTGCCTGGACGGAATCCGTCACGAATTCCCCAATCTTCAGCGCCCCCCAGGCTGCGGACGCGATTGCCGCCGCCTGCTTTGCGATTTGGCCGAGGCCGCTGATTCGGTTCTCTGCGGCCCCCATGGCGCTGTTGAAGGAGGAGGCGACAGAACCGGCGATCTTCACTGCAAGGCTGTATTCTTTTCCCCTACTTGCGCTTGCCACGTTTTGCCGCCTCCTTGCTTATCTTGATGACCTCATTCGTGGTCTCGACGAGGTCGCCGATGGTCATCCGCATTAGGTCGGTAAATCCTGAATGGAGCGTCATGGAAAGCCGGACGCATAGTCTGCGGAGGTCTTTCCCGTCTTCCGGGGTCAGTCCTCTCCGTAGAAAAAACTGGTCACCCGGTTTTTGACCTTGATGGCGTCCTTCGGGGGAAGCCCCTTGAAGAACTCGACGGGCTGGCCGGAGGCTCTGGCGGCGATGAACTGGACGTACTCCACGGTCATCTCCGGGAGCGGGGAGAAGACGCCGGTTCGCATCAGGTGCTTCTCTGCGGCGATCATGTCCTCTGCGGTGAGGCTGTCCATGCCGGACAGGTCGATCTCCGAGTAGGTCTGCCCCTCGAACTTGTAGGGCTTGCTGAACTTGACCAGTGTGGTGGCCTCCGCCTCGCTGGCGGGGGCCTCCACGAGGGTGGTGTTGGTGATGGGCTGTTCCATGTCTCTTTCCTCCTATGGCTTAGGTGAGCTGCTTGACTTTCGACAGGACGTCGTTCCCGTTTACCTTGTAGGTGGGATTGATCTTGTCAATCTCGATCATCGACTTGCCGTCCATCTCCACCAGGACGTAGGTCAGTTCCAGGGTGATGGTGCTGTCCATGCTGCCCCGCTGGCGGACGGTTCCGATGTTGACGTTCTTGGGCTTGCCCCGGAAGACCACCCTCATGCCCATGTACTCCGTGGCCTGGGTGGAGGCTGCGGCGTACTGGATGGCCCCTCGCAGGGTCAGTTCCAGGGGCTGGGTGGGGTCTACCATGTTGAAGTAGTCCCGGTTGATGCAGCGGAAGGGGATCTCCTGCTCCATGCTGCCGAAGTGGCCGGGTGTGGGGGCCTCGTACTCTCCAAGAATACCGGCCCCGGAGACGGTAGAGGTCATGCTCTCAAACGGGGGCATTTCCACTTCGCCGGTGATGCCTCCGAGCTTGTTGCCGGTCAGGTACATATTGAAGTCGTGGATGGCTTCAGGAATTCCTACGATTGCCATTTAGATCAACCTCCAGTCAGGGCGCTCTGCAGAGCGTCGGGATCGAATTCCAGCGTGTTGAGGATGTCCTCCGCCGGAACGTAAGGGGCGAGGTGCTGGTGGAAGGTCAGCTTCCCGTTGATCAGGTCGGTCACCGAGTTTTCCTCTGCGATGAACTCAATTCGGGCTGCGGCGCACTTGTCCTG